GTCCTGCTCGTACTGGCTAAGGATGCCGCCCTCAACTGGGGCAGTATCGCCTGGACTAGAGATGGGGTCTCCGAAAACAGCAGTATCGCTTGGCCTAGCGAGAGCGTCTGCAAGTGTGTTCGGTTGCTGCACTGCCACCTCATCAGACCCAGGCCCAGTCGAGTCCTTGGTAAGCGGAGCATTTGCACTCATCCCTGCATTGAACTCAGGGAAGGGAATATCCTGCCCCGTCTCAGATAGCAGGGCAGTCATCATCTCGCTGAGGTGCTGCGGATTCTCCATAAGGGGCGCAGCGAGGTTGAATGCCTCCTCGGGAGTTATGGTGCGCCGGTCAAGCCAGTCACGTATCTTGTCCACATAGATGATGCCGTCGATCTGCGCGGCGGTGAGTGGTTGCCCTGTCTGGATCGACTGGAACAGGAGCTCATCCAGGCTGCGCGGCCCTGCTTCCTCGGGCGTTCTCTCCAATGTCCAGATAGTCTCTCCCGTGGTTCTATTGATACCCCCCGGCGCTAGTTGCCACCCCTCTGGTATCACCTGACCCGGGGTGCCAGGGGGGTCATAACCCTCATATTCAGGTTCCTCACCCAACATAGTAGCGAGTTGGCGCTGTAAACTCTCTAGGCGACGTTCATCTTTCTCAGTGGGCTGACCCGGGGGCCTCCCACCAGTGCCGGCTTGCATCGCGCGGTTAATCCTGTCCTGTACTTCCTCGATGCGACTATATAGCTCTATTACCTCAGCATCGAACTTGTCAGTTGCAGTACCTGCACCGGTATCCCTTGTTATGGACCCCGTAGAGCTAATCCTCCACTGATCCCGTCGGTTCGCCGGGGTATCAGGTATCAACCCCTCCCGTATTGCCTCCTCGCCCGACACTACGCGCCCCACGGGCGTAGGTGAACTCCCTACCACCCACGCATCTTGTATAACGTCTAGGACGTCAGGAACAGTTTCCTCCATTTTTTTAAACGCTTTCAGGAGGAGATCATGGATTTGTTTCTCGTCTGCGGGGTCAGGGTCATCTACGCCCAAGCCTTCTTGCACACTCCAGATTGATGAGAGAAATAATATCCAGACCGGGTCATTGCTTTCGGTGATGTGTACGTAAGAGCCGTCCTGATTCCGAGCAACCCACCCAACAACCGGAAGGTAAGTAATATCTTCAATAGGTTTCATTGGCCTGCCCTTCCCACCTACGCGTGAAGGCTTCCCTGTCCTTTAGGAACTCTTCCTGGAATGCGGCGCCGTCACTCAGTATACGGGTCCTCCATGCCTGTTCCCTCTGCGCCTTGCTGGTAGGCACCTGCTGTCCGAACGGGATAGGTCTTGCCTCCCTCGCATCGGTGAAGGACTTGTAGAGCGTCGATGCTATATCACCGACAACCGCTGAGTAGAAGTTACGAGTCTCAGCCATATATCCCCCTTATGGGTTCTCTGGCACGCCCAGGCCCTGCCCCATTCGTCGGAGGTGCGCCGCCCATAGGAGGTCTACCCGGAGGTCCGCCTGGGGCTCCGCCCGGGGGGGCGACGGGAGGAGCGCCCTGGGGAGTCCCCTGGGGAGCCCCTCCAGCCGCCTCAGCCCTAGCCCGTTCCATCTTGATACGGTCCAACTCATCCTGTCGGCGGTCTGCGAGCTCCAACATGCCCTCCTCACGCAGGGCGTCGATCTTCAACTGCTCTATGAGCTCAGGGTCTCTCCTCGCCATACTGGCGATCGCGTCCTTCCTGGTCCCAGAAACATCCTCTATCCCCGCTACGCGGTAGATGTATTCGTCCCCAACAAGGCCGCTGCTCCACAGAACGAGGGCTTCCCTCACCGCCTGCTGCTGAACAACTGGGTCAATCTGCTTGAAACGGGCCTGTATGTGGAACTTACCCCCGATATCCTTGTCATCTAGGACATCCTCTCCGATCTTGATGCGCCCATAATCATTTGTGAGCTCCTCACCGATCTGGGTCTTCAACTTCAGGACATTCGACCCGCCTATCGTGTGGAGATGCTCCAATTTCGTGACATTGGCCTTGAAAGTCCGGTTGGCATTCTCGGCCTGGATGATCATACCGGTGGCCGTGTCCACCCCCGCCTGACGGAAGCCCGCCATGAGAGACGAGAAGGTGGTACGTTCCACCATATCCTGTAGGTTGGACAGGTGCTGGAAAGAGGCCGCAGGCAACTGAGGTGTCTGCTCAACACACAAGTCGTACAGGTTCCCTGCCAGTACCCCAACAGCAAGCTGGGCTGCTGCCTCGGATGGGTTCTGAGTGGTTCCCATCCTAGCCCACGCAGCCCTCTGCAATATGGCATGATGGCTTGCCATCGCCTGGTTCAGCATACGGAGCGTGGGTATCTCCCTCCACATCAGAGACTGCCTCACCCACCACCTGACATCCCACGGCTCTCCCGAAGGCATGATGGCATTGCCGCCGAAAACCTGAATCCAGGGCTGTATCCCCCACATATTGGGTTCCAGATACAGCATCTCTCCACCCTTCACCCTCAACCCGACCCAGCGCGCAGACCACCAGGTCTCCGTCTCCACTTCGTCGTACGCGTCCATCCCTGACATGGCGAACACAGTACCGCTGCTACCGGAATACCGAGGGTGTCTACTTGTAGTCCTCTTCAACTCCTTCATGGATGTCTCGGCGTGCAACTGGTACGCCTTCATCGTCTTCCTCTGCACCGCTATTCCCGGCACAGTCTCCGTCGGGTCCATCAGGACCTCACCCGGCTGGGGGACCACCAGTTTGATGGGGTTCCACGTCAGGTGCGTGAACTCCCACTCATGTTCTCTCTCCTCGAAGTCCTCTGGCTTTTCCCCGTCCCTCTTCTGAGGCTTCACCAAAGAATCATTGTCCAACAACGTGCCCAACTGAGTGCAGTTATATAACTGCAACTGCTTCCCGTTCTCCGTCGTCGGCAGGTTCGGCGCCCTCACCATCGCGTCGTAGTAGACCGCCTGCAAGCCCCGCTCAAGACGCGCTGAAGCCTCTCTGTGTGTCGGGCCACTCCCCGAAGGCACCCGGTGGAACGTCGGCTGGAACGCCATGTGAGACGCCACGGCCTGCTCCACCAACGCGGCATCCAGTCCCGAATGGAAATTCGGCCTGTTCCTCTGCCCGATCGGTATGTTGTACCTGGAGTAGAAATCAGCCCAGATATTCTCCGTCTGGTAGTACACCCCGTCCACCACCGCCATATCCTCCATAGCCCCCATCCAGATATCATCAAGATAACGGCTGTAATCGTCGAAATCTGATCCGGTCGGCTTACTGGTAGGGTCTATCGGCATAATACCCCCTAGAACTGCGCTATCGGCACCCGTATATTCATCATCCCGATACCGGCCACCCTCTCAGGCGTGAAATCACTGAGTATGTACGCCATGCAGTCACACAGGTGGAACGCACTCTTGCTGTGTATATCGTCCGTTATCCTACCCTCCACGTCCACTTTCCACAAGTACGTCATCATCTCTTCCCTAAACCGGGTAAGTGTATTGAAAACGAACAACTGGTTCTTCTCAATGATCCCCCTCACACGGTCGATGCGGGCATTAACATTCAATATCTTCGGTTCCTGTATCGGCCACCCCTGTGCCGTGTACCCCTGCCTGATCTCATCCTCCTGGTGACTACCACCGGCCCTCTTCAGCACGGTCACGCCCTTCGTAATCTCCTTGAACGCCTCCACATGCTGGTACGTACTCAACCCCCTGCCTGGGAAATACTCCTTATAGGCGTAGAAATATCCTGTGGCAGGGTCCTGGGCGAAGAACAGCGCCGCGGGGTTAGCACCACCGAAGTCGTGTCCCACGTACCGCGGCCATGAACTCGGCATCGTGAATGGGTCTATCAAGCACTGCCGTTCATCGAATGCGCCGTATATGAGGCGGTTAGGTGATATATCATCATCCTCTGCCTCTATCTCCCTCCGGTATGACTCCCTGGACATATCCGAAACCAGGTCATCGAGTGCCTCCGATGAGATATGCGGGTTATCCCTGCTGGTGAAATGGAACACCTCCCAACGACCCGACGCATCCTCCAACGCTGCCTTGTACATCTTGGCCGCGTGAAGAGGGTCATGGGCCTTGGATACTCCACCAGCACGCAGAGACGGCGGCGTGTAGACAAATACCGCATCCCCGTCATTATCCAACAGCATGGGAGCGCCGACCTCAGTCCACGCGCTCTCATCACATAATTGCCACTCGTCAAGAATCAGCAGATCAGCGTAGTCGCCCCGTGCCGTATCCGCGTTCCAAACAGTCTTAGCCCTGATCCTATTACGCGTCCCCTCACGCTCCACATACCTCTCCACCTCATTCTTACGATATCCTGGAGCATCCACCAGAGACGCCAGAGACGCCTTGACCTCCCTCCAGAAAGTATCCACCTGCTCCGCGGTCGGCGCCCCGTAAAGAACACGATAACCCCTCAGAAACTGCTGGACCGCCAGGATAGCCACACCAACGGTCTTACCACCACGGCGGCCTGCCCTGATGACCTTCCTCTTCGCCGGCGAATCTATGAAATCCTTCTGGTGACCATGAGGTATCCGCAACGCCACCCGACTATCCCTATACTCCCTCCGTGCCTGAAGTGACCGCAGCGCAGCAATCTCATCATCCAAGTCCTCCACGGTCTCCCTTCGGGTGGTCACTGACCATCCTCCACCAAGAACCCCTGTATCTCCACCGGCATCTCCAATATCTCTTCCTCCGCCGGCACTCCATCCGAAAGAGCCGGCCTCTCCACCCCTATCTCCAACTCGGCCCTCCTCGCTTCCATCACCGCTATGAGGTCCGATATCTGATCATCACTGAGCTCCCTGTCCAACCTGTCCAAACCAGCGTTCATGTTCACATTGATATTCTCATTCCTCACAACCTCCCTATACACATCGGGCCTCATAGCCTTCAACAAGAATATCAATAAATTATCACTACTCTCCGTCGCCCTCTTCCTCGCCACCTGCTCCAACCTCTCGACCGACTGCTCCTTGGCCTCCTCATACAACGCCCTGAAATCAGGGTGTCTCTTATAAGCATAAAATACAGCCTGCCTCGTAACCCCCGCATCCCCGGAAGACTGGGTTATGTTCCCGCACTGACTGAAAGAACTTAAGAAAACGGATTGCCACGCCTCCGTCCCCAACTGATGCCCATCCTTCTCACCAATAGTATCCATATACCCCACCTACAATCATTTCTGCCCACCACGGTGGGCATAGTCAACGCTCTCGGGCTTTGAGTACCTCTGCGTCTCAATGAGAGGAGCGGCCCGCGCCCAGTGGTCCGGAATCCGTCCCTCCCACACCATCCGGTCTATCCG